ATGATTATAATTAGTTACTATATTTTTGTGGAAAAAAGTGATGTTATGTGTTATAATATGCATGTTATAACAAACATGTTAGTACGAGGTGGAAAAATGAATTTTTGTGAAGAACTTAAGACTGTAAGAGAAACACTTAAAATTAGTCAAGAGTTATTAGCTAGAGAGCTAAATGTTTCTTTTGCAACTATTAATAGACTTGAAAAAGGTAAATCTCTACCAAGTTACAATACTTTAAAAATGTTTGAAGAGTTTTGTAAAAAAATGAATATTAAGATAGAGGATCTACACGGTGATACAAATGAGTAAAACAAGAACATATATTAGTTTATTTAGTAGTGCAGGGGTCGGATGTTTTGGTTTTAAAACTCATGGATTTGAATGTGTGGCTACCAATGAACTTTTAGACAGAAGAATGAAAATTCAAAAATTGAATAGTAAATGTAAATATGAATCTGGATATATAACTGGTGATATTACAAGTGAGCTTGTACAAAATCAAATTTTATCTGAGATTTCTTTTTGGAAGAAAAATGAAAATATGGATAAATTGGATGTCTTAATTGCAACACCTCCATGTCAAGGAATGTCAACTGCCAATTATAAAAAGAACAACGAAATAAATAGAAATTCATTAGTTGTTGAGGCGATTCATTTAGTTAATGAAATAGAACCTCGCATCTTTATTTTTGAAAATGTTAGATCATTTTTAACAACAATGTGTATTGATAAAGATGAAGAAAAATTGGAAATAAAAGATTGTATCTATAAGCATTTATCTGAAAAATATAATTTATACCATAAAGTAGTTAATTTTATGGATTATGGTGTTCCATCTAGTAGACCAAGAACTATTGTCATAGGAACTCTAAAGAGTGAAATCAATTTTACACCATTGAATTTATTTCCTTTAAAAAGAAAACCTATAACAGTAAGAGAAGCTATTGGTGATTTGCCATCATTGAAATATGGTGAAAGGGACTCAAGAGACCTATTTCATTCATTTAGAGTATACCCCCAATATATGCAAGAATGGATTCAGGATTTGAAAGAAGGACAAACTGCTTTTGATAATGAGTTTGATAAAAAACCATATAAGATAGTTCATGGAGAAAGACAAATATTAAAATCAGGACATATGGGCAATAAATTTTGTCGTATGTACTGGGATAAACCAGCTCCATGCATTACCACTAGAAACGATCAATTAGCAAGCCAATCTACAATACATCCTACTGATGATAGAGTGCTCTCAATTAGAGAACTTATGAGAGTAATGAGTATACCTGATACGTTTAAATGGGTTGAAAATGAAACTGAAAAAGAAATCGGTTCTAACGAACCATTAATAAGACAATCTATTGGTGAAGCTGTGCCAACAGGAATAATGTCCCAAATAGCAGCAAACATAAAAGAAATGTTAAACTATGATGATTTCATTAAGAATTATTCAGAAGATAAGATAGATGAATCATTCATCGAGAGTACAAATTACTATATAAAGTCTTTCATTTTTGAGAAAAAACTATTCGATGCAAAAAAAACTGGATCGTTTTATACTCCACAAGCTGTGGTCTACAACACAATAAAGGAATACAAACCAATTAAGAATAAAATAAAAATACTTGAACCTTCTGTCGGGTTAGGTGCGTTTATTCCACAGTTCTTGAGATTAGTTGATGACTGTGAAAGTGTAGAGTTTTACTTAGTAGATATTTCTAATGAATGTATTAAAGCTTTAAAAACTATTATTAAAGATCTAGAATTTGATTCTAAGTTTAATTTTAACTTTGTGTGTGATGATTTTATAAAACATAATTTTAATGATAAATATGATGCAATTATTAGTAATCCCCCCTATTTTAAACTAACTGCTGTCCAAAAAAAAGAATACAAAAATTATGTAAATACTAATTCTCAAAACATATATTGTTGGTTTTTAGAAAAATACTCAAAACTAGCTGATGAAATAATGTGTGTGATACCTAAAACATTTCTTATGATACCTGATTGCAACGAAGTAAGAGAAATCTATCAATTAAATTATAGGGTCAAATCTATTTATGACTATGGAGTGAACTATTTCAAAGATGTTTTTATTGAAATAATATCAGTTCATTTTACAAAGGATTTTGCAAATACAAATAAAACCCACATTGTAAATCTTAAGGAAAAAATAGTAAGAGATGTGCCGTACGATTATATTTATCATGACACAATGTGGCTTTTATATCGTGATAAATGGTTTGATGAATATATTAATACTCTCAAATTGAATACCTTTGACTATTATAGGGATAGACAATTAACTAATAAATTCCTTTCAAGTGAAAAGAGTAAAATTTGGGTAGTAAGATCAAAAAATCTATCTGATGATGGAAAATTACAACATATTGATGGTTATGATAGATATATTGAAAGTCTTGAAGGTTTTGTTTTAAAAAAATATTTTGGTAGAGAAAATATCATATTTACTAATTTTACATACAATACTCGTGCTGCAATTTTGCCGAAAAACTGTACTATTAATGGCTCTTTATGTATACTATTTCCAAAAGAAGAAAACTTGAATATTGATTTAAGCTTATATTCAACAGATGAATTTAGAAGATACTATGCAATAGTTAAAAACAAGTCGAAATTTACTATTAATGTAGATGCAAATTCCATTTATTATATAGGGGTGAAGAAAAATGATAAACAAATTACTTAAGAAATTCTCAAAACTTTCAATGAAAACAGGAAGATTTTTTGCAGACAAAAGCTATAAGTTTGATACTATTTATTTTGTAACAAAATTACTGTATGATTATATAGGAAATGAAAATGTAATAGATTTAAGCGAAGGAAAGATGGAAGAAATAGTCGCTTCTATTGTTGACATTTTCACATTGCCTCCAGAACAAGCGGATTCAAATAAAAACTATGTCTTAGAAACATTAGGTTTTTTATGTTATACAAATGCACTCGAAAAAGTTAATACATATAAATACAACGTCATCGACTTAGAACAATTAGACTTTATTACTGTATCAATAGAAAATTCATATATTCTTCAATACCTAGTAGCATATAAAACGTTTAAAAATGATGGGTTATGGAACCTATATGTTGATTATCTATCACCAAATCCAGTGTCTGTTAGAGAAGGAAAATTACAAGCTTTAAAAAGTCAAATTGCTAGTATATCAGCAAGTATTGGTAAACCGGATTCTGTTTGGGCATCAAATATGACAAAGTTTCCAATTATGGTATTGGGGCTAGCGAATAATGATAATAAAGTATCTAGAGAATTAAATATAAAGAGTGAAATGATTACACCTGAAAATCTTTCAGCAAATGTTGAAGGAACAAAATCAGTATCTACGAAGAAAAATGGGTATCTTCGTGAATTTAGAATAGGTTATGTGATATCATTTTTGGAACCAGTACTTGCTAAATATGATTTAGTAGACTATGATAATGTTCCTAGGGTTTCTGGTGGAGAAAATATTATTTTATATGGTGTTCCAGGTGCTGGTAAGTCATGGACTATTAAGAATGAATATTGCAACGATGAAGATAGGATGGAACGCTTGGTATTCCATCCTGATTATACTTACTCTGATTTTGTAGGGCAAATTTTACCGAGATTAGATGATGAAGGTTCAGTAAGCTATGAATTCACTCCTGGACCTTTCACAAAATTACTTAAAAGGGCTTATACAAATCCGGATAAAATGTACTATCTAATAATCGAAGAAGTAAATAGAGGAAATGCACCTGCAATTTTTGGTGATATTTTTCAATTACTTGATAGAAACAAGGATGGGAAAAGCGAGTATGAAATAACAAATAGTGATATTGCAAAAGTTGTATGTGATGATGAAAATCACAAGGTTTATTTACCATCAAACATGTCAATATTATGTACAATGAATACAAGTGACCAAAATGTATTTACTTTAGATACTGCATTTCAAAGAAGATGGAGTATGAGACTAATTAAGAATAAATTTGTAGGTGAACAAGAGCAAACATTCGCAATGACAAAAATACTAGACACTAATGTAACATGGAACAAGTTTTTCTCGGAAATTAACAAGATTATTCTTTCCAAAAATATTAGAATGACATCTTCTGAGGATAAACGTTTAGGTACACATTTTGTTTCTATTGATGATTTAGTTTATGCTCAAGGTGATGAAAAGCAAAATAGAAAATTCCCAGAAAAAGTTCTCAAATATTTATGGGATGATGCTTTTAAATTTACAAAAGAAGATATCTTTGATTTGGATAATGTTAGAAGTTTAGAAGATGTTATTGAACACTTTGTAAATGCACAAAGTGACGATAGATTCAAAGTCTTTAAAGAGAATATATATACTACTCTAGTAAGAAATTAATGGGGTGAGTATATTACATGCCAATAGATCGTGATCATTTTAATTTGCGTGAACACTGTCACGTAAATAGTAACGAAGATGGAGATAGATTTGTCGGAGTAAAGGCTGATAGTGATAATGTTGTAATCTATTTTCCAATGGGGTATGAATTACCTACAAGCGAAGATGAACTAAAAAGGGATATAAAAAATCTATTTAATGTTTTAGCTACTTTTACAGATAAAACAGAAAGAATTCTTCATATGGATAGGTTTACCGCTCCACATTCAGTTGAATTTCCTATACAAGCATATCTAAATGTTATTAATTACTATTTAGATCATAATGGAAATTATTATACAGAAACAGAATCAACTTATAGAGTGGACAAACGAGGAAAGACTGATTGGAGTAGAACAATTAAAACTCAAACTCCAATGATTCAAGGTAAATCACTTTTATACTTTAATCAGGTGGTCAGAGTTTCTTCCCAAAATGCAAATCGACTAATTACACGAATACATAAATATTGTGTTTATGAAAGTTTTGAGAAAATCGGTTGGCTTTATACTACGAATAAACCTGAACAACCAGATATTGTTTTTGATAAAACAAAATTTATTGCGACCTTAAACGATAAATTGTCTAATACTAATAATGACAATGATAAGAAATTATTTAGATCAATGATTGCCATGATTGAGTTTATGGATGATAAAACAATTGATAAGCAATTTTACTTTGGAACAGATAGATTTGAAACAGTTTGGGAAAAACTTATTGATAAGTTCTTTGGGGAACCTAATAAACATGTTTATTTCCCACATGCAAAATGGACTGAGAAATACGGACCAGCTAAGGGCAGAGCTACATCGGCTCTTGAACCAGATACAATCATGATTTATAAAGATAAATATTATGTCCTAGATGCAAAATACTATCGCTACGGTATATTGCCTAGATTAGGTATCAATGCATTACCACAGTCATCTGACATTAATAAGCAAATCACTTATGGTCAGTATGTAAAGAATAATAAAGCACCAGTTGGTTCAGAAGTGTTTAATGCTTTCATTATGCCTTTTAACAAATCAAATAATGATTTTAAGATTACTGGATGGTATGGTAATGTTGCAGAAGCCATTGGCGATTGGATTAGTACCCCTCAGGTTTATGAACGAATCCAAGGTATTGTTGTCGATACACGATACCTACTAAAAAATTATGATGGAAATCATGATTATGATAAAGAACTTCTAAGTATTGAAATAGAAAAAGTGTTAACGGAATAATAGAGAAAAGAGAGATTACAAAAATCTCTCTTTTTTTATATGCTGATTTCTTTTTTTCTAGCTCTATATCTATTTTGATTTGCTCTGTTAGCACATTCTGGACAACAATACTTTTTCTTTAATGAAGTTCTACTTACTTTAAAATAACGACCACACTTGGGATTTTCACATAGTCTAGTTAGTTCTAAATTGGGTTTCATATAAAATATTGAGAAATATAGTGCACTCATCAACGATTCAACACGCCATCTTGGTTCCATAATAGTGCTATCATATTCAGGATAGACACCTGTAATATTTGAATTGATTTCCTCTGCAACTACATTTCTTGCAACATCAAGAACAGCTTTTTTAAATCTATCGTTGTAATTTTCCCATCTTGGTTCTTCCATAAAATTAATGCTATTAAATGTAACAAACTCAAACCTTCCAATATCTTTAAAGGAGTGAAATAAGACTTCAATTATTAATCTCTCATTCTTGTTTGCATCTTGATGATGAAAATATGAGTGAAAAACTTTTCTCCAGAAAGGATTCAAGACTTCATAATCCGTTTTATAAGATCGATACTCATCTAAACTAACCTTATATTCTCCATAGATAGAATCAGTAATAATAAAATTGTATTGATTATCCATTTTTAAACTGCTTTCATTGTCATTGATTTGGCTTGCTGCATCCAATTCACTGTAGAGTGCATTATGTTCACATGATTCATATTTATTGGATCCAATTGCAATCGAGTTTTTTGAAGATAGTAATAAAGCCAAAGTAACTGTTAATATTTTCTCATAGTTTTTCCGTTGAATTTCACTTATTTGACTCATTAGCTCAACAGTTGCCCTCATTCTTGAAATAACTGCTAATAAAGGTTCAGCTTCAATCTCTACAAATTTATCAGAAAATATTGGAAAGAAGAAGCCATTTTTTTCGAAGAATTTTTGATATCCTTCAACTTTATTTGCATTTATTGATAACAGAGAACTTAATATGTCACTTTCTTCAACTGCACCTGTTTTCAGTGATATACGAACTAGTCCATTCTTAGGTTCAAAAGCAAATTTAATAGGTTTGTTATTTTCACTAAAAATCTTAATTACATTTCTAACATCTTTGGGACTTTCGTATATTGTGTCAATTCTACAGAAAGATTCATAACTATCAAATGTAAAAAGGCTATTTTGATAGAAATTTTCGACTAAATTCAAATTATTTTTCATAAATTACCTCCATAACAAAGCCATTAGCAGATGCATAAATCATGTGTTTAGTAATGGTTTTTCATTTTGTCATAATAAAATAACAATAAAAATAACTCATCTTATATATTATATCAAATAACTTGCAAAAACTATATATTTATTAAGTAACACATGTATAAAAATAATGGTAAATTTGACCATATTCAATTATTTAATTCAATAGAGTAGACTAATTTGTGTAAGGTAAAACTTACATTATTTTACTACTTATTCACTTCTGCGATGGTACGATCACCCATCAAGCAGTTCCTTAATTTCATTAAGTAGTAACCAAATAATAGTGGAATGCTCTCCTAAGGAAAGAGCGTACTACAAAAACAATTCGAGATGGATTATATCCAAAATTTCGTGGTTTTGTGTACGTTTTTTCAGCATGCCCAAATTCCAAGAACTTCCATCTCGAGAAATCGAAATGGAGGGTTTTTTATATGAAGATTAGGTATGTATTTGCAGACGGTACAATTAGCGAAGTAGAAGTTGATGAAGAGTATGGGCGACTACATTTAGAAGCTGATCGAAAGCTTGAAAATGATAATCGTAGATGGCGTTATCACGTTAAGGCATCCCTTGATGATTGCGATTATGAAGGTGAATGGTTTCAAGATACGAAACCTAATCCACATGAACAAATGTTGATTGATTCGGAATATGAGGAATCAGAAAAGGAAGTACAAGCATTCAAGAAGACTTTAACGCATACTCAATTAAAAAGATTTGAAATGCTCGAAAAAGGTATGACACAAAGAGAAATAGCTAAAAAAGAAGAGGTCAACTTGAATGCCGTTCAAAAGTCCATCGAACAGATTAGAAAAAAACTTAGAAGATTTTTTGACAAATAGGGTGGTCAAAAGGTGGTCTAAATCTCCATACAGTGAGGGACAAAGAATATCCCCAGAAAGGAGAAACAAGATGAAACACAAAATGAATATCAATGTTTCAAAGGAAGAGGAATCTAAAGGTGTTATGACTTGTAAAAAGGTGAAATTAAAAAAGAGTTTATTTAAAAAACTCTTTGGCAGTTCACAAAGGGTAACAATCATTATTCCAGGTGATTCAGTGAGCGATGTCACGATTAGTGAAATCAAAGTGAAGACTGAAGGTGGATGCGGTGGTAGATAAATTACATTCAAGGACTCATTCACCAAGTAAATCATCTATATATTTCGCATGTCCAGCAAGTACAAAATTTTTTGAAATGTTTCAAGATGAACCAGGACCTGAAGCTATATATGGTACTGAAGCACACACATTAGGTGAAACGCTTCTAAGACAATCCCTTCGTATATCTGATTTTGAAAACAATGAAATTAAATCAGCTGATGAAGTCATAAAAGATTTGACGCAATACGATGAGGAAATGCAAAGACTTGCTGAAGGATATGCTAACAAAGTGCTGAGTTTGATTGAGTCAGAACGAAAAAGAATCAGTGAAGATCCAATTGTATTTATTGAAGAAACCTTAAACATGGAATGGTTGGTTAAAGATATGATTGGAACTCTAGATTTAGGAATCATTGCTGATGATGTTATGACGGTTGTTGATTTGAAAACTGGTCGGTCAAGGGTTGATTCATGGATAGCAATAGATGATGTTAAGAAAGAACCAAATTCACAAATTGGACTTTACGCACTCGGACTTTACCACAACATAGGAAAACTATATCCAATTAAGAAGGTAAGACTAATCATTGTACAAGAAAGAATAAATCATATTTCTGAATATGAGCTATCTCTTGAAGAGTTGTTGGAATGGGAAAAAGATGTAGTTGTTCCATCTATCAAAAAAACACTTGAACCAAATCCAATAGCGGTTCCGAATAAGGGATGTAAATGGTGTCCTGGAAAACATGTATGTGTGGCTAGAAAAAACACTAATCTTGAATTATTTGAGAAATCACCAAAAGAGGTTGAATTACTCTCTGATGATGACATTGAGGAGTTACTGCCTAAGATGGATGAGCTCATCAAGTTTGCTGAAGATATAAAGGCATATGTGTTGAAGAGATTACTTGATGGCCATACATACAAAAAGCATAAATTAGTTTATTCAAGAGTGACACGCTCATTTACTGACAGCGATAGTGTCGCAAAGATACTCGAAGATAACGGTTATGAAGCTTATAGCAAACCTAAGTTACTAGGAATTACTGAAATTCAAAAACAGTTAGGTAAACCAAAGCTAAATGAACTACTTGGTGATTACATCACAATTGCTAAGAGTTCTATCTCAGTTGCATCTTTAGATGATGATAGAGAAGAAGTGAGTATAGAAAAATATAAGGAGGAAAAAGACATATGAGTTTCGCATTTGAAATTATTCAAGGGGAAGAAAAACTACCTATCAAGTTAGGTATTTATGGTGCTGAAGGTATCGGCAAAACAAGTCTAGCAAACGAGCTACCTGATCCGTTATTCATTGATACCGAAAATGGTAGCACACGAATAAATTGTAGAAGAATCAAAACATCAAGTTGGGAAAATTTAACCGCCATTGTTAAATCCGTCATTGATAATCCCACTATTTGTAAAACACTAGTTATCGATACGATAGATAAAGCTGAAAGTTTCTGTATTGATTACCTATGCCAAAAATTCAGAAAAGCAAATATCGAAGATTGGGGTTATGGGCGTGGTTACACCATCTTACAAGATGAAGTAAATCGATTATTTGAATTACTAAACAAGGTAATTGCAATTGGAATTCATGTGGTTGTTATTGCTCATGCTAAGCCAAGGAAATTCGAATTACCGGAGGAGACCTCAGCTTATGATAGATGGGAATTAAAGCTAACAAGACAAGTAGGACCTCTTTTTAAAGAGTGGTGTGATATATTGCTGTTTTGCAATTACAAGACATACGTGGTAACTACTGACAACAACACTAAAAAAGCACAAGGTGGCAAGCGTGTTATGTATACTACGCATCATGCTTGTTGGGATGCAAAAAACCGATTCAATTTACCTGATGAGTTAGAGCTTAGTTATAAGCCGATTGCACATTTATTTGCTAATGAGGTTGAAGTGAAAGGTAAGACTCAAGAAGTGAAAAATGAAGAAAAATCCACAAATCTTATCAAACTTCAAAGCATGATTGCTGAAGCAGGAATTACTGAAAATTCACTTAAAGTCGTTGTTGCTACAAAAGGTCACTATTCTTTAGAAGATGATATATCAACTTATTCAGATGATTTTATTACCAGATGGATTATTCCAAACTGGTCAAAAATCATTACAACAATTTCAAAAACTAACGGAGGAAAATAAAAAATGTCAGAAATTAACAACAATAATTTGGTTCTTGAATGGAATGATTCGATTGAGAATGATGGGCAAGAGTTTATCCTATTACCTGAAGGTGATTACAATTTCACGGTTATAGATTTTGAACGTGGAAGATTTAATGGTAGTGCAAAAATTCCGGCATGCAATAAAGCAATTATCACAGTGCAAGTCGAATCAAAAGAAGGTATTGCAACAGTTAAATTCGATTTAATCTTATATCGTTCTTTAGAATTTAGACTCTCTGGTTTTTTTAGAAGTGTTGGTCAAAAGAAACATGGTGAAAAACTACAAATGGATTGGACGAGGATAATCGGTAAAAAAGGTAGAGCTCATTTTAAACAACGCTCATACGTGAATATAAATGGTGAAGAGAAGTTTGTAAATGACATTGACCGTTTCATTGATTATAACGAAGACTTCTTCGATGATCTTCCTTTCTAGGAGGTTTGATCATGGTACTAAGACCTTATCAAAATGCTGCAGTTGAAGCGATTAGAAATCAGTGGAAACTTGATTATAAAAAAACACTTTTAGTTCTTCCAACAGGGACAGGTAAAACTGTTGTCTTTTCAAAAGTAGTAGAAGAAGAAACAAAAGATGGTAGTAAAGCTTTAATACTTGCACATCGTGGTGAGCTACTTGACCAGGCAGCCGTTAAATTAATGGAAACCAGTGGACTAGATTCAGCTTTGGAAAAGGCTGAGTCTACAGCCATTGACTCAAAGAAGAAAGTAACGATTGCATCTGTTCAGACATTAGCTCAAGAGAAACGACTCACATGCTTTCCTAAAGATTACTTTAAAACAATCGTTGTGGATGAAGCACATCATTCGATGAGTGATTCATATCAACGAATACTTAACTATTTTGATGGTGCAAATATTCTAGGTGTAACTGCTACACCTGATCGCTCTGATCAAAAAAGTTTAGGTAAATACTTCGATTCAAAAGCCTACGAATACACATTACATCAAGCCATTAAAGATGGATATCTTAGCCCAGTAAAGGCACAAATGATACCTCTTGAATTAGATATTCATAATGTCAGTGTTTCAAATGGTGACTATGCTGTAGGTGACTTAGGTAATGCTTTAGAGCCTTACTTAAATCAAATTGCACTAGAAATGTTGAAATACTGTAAAGGTCGTAAAACAGTCGTTTTCTTACCTCTTGTTAAGACTTCTCAAAAGTTCTGTGAACTGCTAAATCTACATGGAATTAAGGCAGCTGAAGTAAATGGTTATAGCAAAGATAGAGATGAAATTCTAGAAGATTTTGAATCTGGTGAGTACGATGTATTGTGTAATTCAATGCTATTAACAGAAGGTTGGGATTCACCGGCAGTCGATTGCATAATCGTTTTAAGACCTACAAAGATTAGAAGTTTATACCAACAAATGGTCGGACGTGGTATGCGTCTAGCACCGAATAAGAAAGAACTATTATTACTCGATTTTCTTTGGATGACTGAAAGACATGATTTATGTAAACCATCAGCTCTTATTTCCAAAGATGCAGAAATTGCAAAACGAATTAATCAAAAGATGATGGATAAAGAAAGTGGCATTGATTTACTTGATGCAGAAAAAGATGCTGAAAGCGATGTAATTAAAGAACGTGAAGAAGCACTTGCTAGAGAACTAGCCGCAATGAAAAAACGTAAATCTAAACTTGTTGATCCAATACAATATGCATTTTCAATCGCTGCAGAAGATTTAGCAAACTATGAACCAGTCTTTACATGGGAAATGGGACCTGCTACTGAAAGACAACTGAGCTACTTAGAAAAACAAGGCATTCATACTGAAGATGTTTCATGCTTTGGTATGGCAAGTATGCTCATTGATAAATTGAAGAGCAGACAAGTTGAAGGATTAGCAACACCAAAACAAATAAGATTACTTGAACGATATGGATTTAATCGAGTAGGTGGATGGTCATTCGATCTTGCTAGCAAAATGGTGTCAAGATTAGCGGATAATGGATGGCAATTACCTAAAGGAATAAACGCATCAAGTTATCAACCTTAGGAGGATTTACATGGACAATTTACTTGAAGCCTTGAATCGAATAGATGTATCAAGTGTTTCGTATCAAGATTGGATTAATGTCGGTATGGCACTCAAGGCTGAGGGCTATGAATGTTCTGTGTGGGATAATTGGAGCAAGAATGATAAACGCTACAAAGACGGAGAATGTGACAAAAAGTGGAGGGGCTTTAACGGCTCCTCTAATCCCGTATCTGGTGGAACAATTATAAAACTGGCAAAAGATTATGGTTGGATATCGCCTACAAAAGTAAATGATGGAATTATTGCGTGGGAGGATATCATCTCTTACGATGGTGACGGCATGATCTATGATCCTAGTACATCTATGAGACCGACAGAACAGCTGATTAAATACTTAGAAACGTTATTTAAAGACAATGACTTAGTAGCCTATGTAACAAATGATGTATGGAAAAATGCTGATGATAAATGGATGCCAGGAAAAGGACAATCGGATAGAACAGCTAAAGAGTTAATACAGTTACTAAAAAAATATCCTGAAGATTTAGGTGCCGTCATTGGAGACTGGAAAGATGATTGTGGTGCATGGATACGATTTAATCCAGTTGATGGTCATGGCATAAAGAACGATAACGTTACTCGATTTACCTATGCACTAGTTGAATCAGATGAAATTCCTATTCATGAGCAAGATGCAATTTATAGAAAACTAGAACTACCAATTGCCTGTTTGGTTCATAGTGGTGGTAGGAGTTTACATGCAATTGTAAGAGTTGATGCTAGTAATGCAGAAGAGTATCGCAAGCGAGTTGACTATTTATATGACTTCCTTGATAGAAATGGACTAAGAGTAGACAAAGCAAATAGAAATCCGTCAAGACTATCCCGTATACCTGGTGTGACAAGAAATGGCGTTATTCAAACCTTAGTAGACACGAATATTGGTAGACGAACTTACGATGAATGGCTTGATTTTACTGAAGGTTTAATCGATGAAATGCCTTCACTCGAATCACTAGATGAAGAGTTAGCACATCTACCTACTCTAGCACCTGAACTCATTCAAGGTGTCGTTAGAGTTGGACACAAGATGCTTATTTCAGGCTCTTCAAAAGCAGGTAAAAGCTTCTTGTTAATGCAATTAGCTATAGCGTTATCTGAAGGTAGTAAATGGTTAGGATTTCAGTGCAAAAAATCAAAAGTACTGTACGTAAATTTAGAAATAGATAGAGCGAGCTGCTTACATCGATTTGATAAGATTTATAAATCTTTAAAGATATCTCCTAAAAACAGTAGAAATATCAAGATTTGGAACCTACGAGGTCGTGCAATGCCTCTTGATAAGTTGGTACCTAAGTTAATAAGAAAAGTTGCTAATCAAGGCTTTGATGCAATCATCATAGATCCTATTTATAAAGTTATTACAGGTGATGAGAATAATGCGTCTGATATGGGTGCTTTCTCAAATCAATTTGACAAAATATGTAATGAAACAGGATGTGCTGCAATCTATTGTCATCATCACTCTAAAGGTTCTCAAGGTTTCAAAAAAGCGATGGATAGAGCTTCAGGATCAGGCGTTTTCGCTCGTGATCCAGATGCACAGCTAGATATGATTCAACTTGAAACAAGTGATGAATTCATGGCACAAAATGCAGATGACACATCGTCAACTGCTTGGAGATTAGAAAGTAGTTTGCGTGAATTTAGAAACTTTAAACCTGTAAACTTTTGGTTTGAATATCCTATTCATAGAATTGATGATAAAGGTATCTTAGCTAAAAACTATGCGGAAGGAGATCCTAAAGGGAATCTTGAAAAGAGTGGTAAAAGAAATCAAACACCTGAGTCAAGAAAAGATGAATTTGATAAGGCCTTTGACATAAATATTGATGACAATGGTGAATGTGAAATAAAAACTCTCGCTGAGTATTTGGATGTCACTGAACGGACTATAAGAGCAAGAGTAACTGAATTTAATGATTCATATGAATTTAAAAAAGGCATAGTTAAAAGGCTGCCTATAAAAAGGGAGAACAAAGATGATAACTAATGGAAAACCATATACAAATGAAAATGGACATATTGATGATGAATTAATGTCGGATTTGTCTGTTGAGACTCAGCAGAAAGTATATTTATGGATTAAAGACGGATTCATAAAAAGAAAAACAGTTAATGGAAATCATTCTTCATATGGATTAAAACATGTGCTTCAAGATGATACAGGAATCTATCTAACTAACAATCAATTTAAAGATGCAATGATGATTTGTGGGTTCAATCCAGTGAATCCAAATGACCTGAATTGGTATTACAAAATTAGTCAAAAATCACCGATTGTTAAACGAAAAATATACTAATATTGAATTTTGGAAAATAGGAAATTTAACCCTTTCTTCAAAATGGAAATAAAAATGGAAAATAGGGCTTATATATATGTTGTTGTTTCCAACACGCTGACGCATCGTTTGTAGGATAGGGCTTAGAGCCTTGCCCTATCCCAAACAAATGCATCATCGTCAGCACCTGCCTATCTTCACTAAAAAATTAAAAAAAGGAGGTAACGATGAAAATATTTCTGTTATTTGACCCACCAACAATCACAGCTCAACAAAACAAAGTTACCCTAGTGAATAAGAAACCTGTGTTCTATAAACCTGAGAAACTTAAGCAAGCTAGAAGCACTATCATCAAACACCTTAAACCTTTTAAACCACTTAAACCAATCGAAGGTCCGATTAAGCTACAAGTGATATGGAGATTTCCAAAAGGTAAAAAGCATAAACATTTAGAGTGGAGAAATACAAAGCCTGACACAGATAATTTAGAAAAGATGCTCAAAGACTGTATGACTGAGGTAGGCTTTTGGATAGATGATGCACAAGTGGTCGTTGAGCATGTTGAAAAGTTATGGTCAGATGATCCAACTGGTATTTCGATTGAAATTGAAGTTCTCAGTAAAATAAAGGAGGAAGTAGGATGAATGTAAAAGAGTACTTAAGTCGATATCATGAAACCAAAGTGAAAATCGAAAAACTAGAACAAATAGTTGCTGAATACATACGTCTTGCTAACACCATACCTGGGATTAATTTTGACCAAGTACGCATTGATGGAACTAAAAGTTTACAAGCACCGTTTGAAAAGTGGATTCTAAGAGCACTTGATGACGAAATACTTATCGAATCATTAAAAAAGGATCTACCAAAAATCAAATGTGAAATTTTGGCGTCAATAGATGGTTTAGATGTTGAAGAAGAAAGAAAACTATTAATCTTTCGCTACATAGATTGTCTCAGTTGGAAGGACATAGCTGAGAAATTGTTTGTATCATCTTCAACTTTAAAAAGATGGCATAGTGATGCATTAAGCAAAATAATAATATTGGACCACGATGGACCATCGTGAACCATTGTGAACATGTCAAGTGTGTGATAAGATTAAAATGTACAAAGATGTAGCCAAAGAGTGGCTACTAAAATTTATGGAATACTGGCTTTATAAACCAGCCTAGAAACTAATAGAAGAATTCAGAAATGAGTTCTTTTTTGTTTTTGCAGAGATACTTGTAGTATTCCAACTGGTGAACTATTACAGTTATTTACCTACAGTTGGAGTGATTATATGAAAGGAAAATTGCTAGACCTATATGAACGATGGGAAAAGTCAGGGCATCTAGAAAGTAAGTTGAAATCAATTGCTGAGATGGTATCTAAACGAGCGACACAGCGACAAGTTGCTGAATATTTAGGTGTCACTGAGAAAACGATTATCAAACTGAGAAAAGTACATCCAAAGCTGAATGATGCATTTCAGTATGGGGATGAAGAGTTAAAACACAAACTACTTGATGCTGTATATCAAAGAGCTATAGGTTTTGAATATGAAGAAACACAAACAGTAATTGAAGAAACAAAGACTGGTACTAAGAAACGAATCACTAAGTTTAAGAAGCAGTCTCTACCAGATATTGCTGCAATTAAATATCTACTCATTACGAAGTTTGGTATTGAGTATAACGAAAAAAAGGCGGAAATTGATCTTATGGCCAAACGTCTAGAAAAAGATGATGAGGAATGGGTAAATGAATACACGGAAGAAACAGTCAATAACAAAAAGAATGCTCAAACACAACGAAAGAAATAGGTATCTATATGTTAAAGGTAATTGAGTTATTTGCAGGTGTTGGATCCCAAACGGAATCACTTAAAGAAATAGGCATCGAACATGAAGTGCTAGCAATATCAGAAATTGATAAGTATGCATCAAGAGCATATGAGTTGTTGCATGGCAAAGTTAACAATTTAGGAGATATTAAAACCATAGATGAATTGCCTAAAGCTGACTTGTGGACTTACTCGTTCCCATGCACGGACATTTCACTCGCAGGAGCACAAAAGGGGTTCGATAAAGGTTCAAACACACAAAGTAGTTTGATATGGGAAGTTGAAAGATTACTTAATAAGGCAAAAGATACAAATACACTACCGTCAATCTTATTGATGGAAAATGTAAAGGCACTCATAAGCAAAAAGTTTATGACTGAGTTTGATGTATGGTTGAAGTATTTGGAATCGCTGGGTTATACAAATAAATATCAAGTTTTAAACGCAAAAGACTACAACACTCCTCAAAATCGTGAGAGAGTGTTTTTATTTAGCTTTAAAGATGATACTGACTATCAGTTTCCTGAAAAGCGAGAATTATTACTAAAACTTGCTGATTTGTTGGAAGACAGGGTTGATGACAAGTATTTCATATCAATTGAACGAATTAATAACTTCAATGATATGACAAATAGGAATGGATTTGTTAGAGGATTAACTTTTAAACCACATGAAATAACGAGTCCGTTTGCTTATACGATTACAACTCGTAGTGGAGCAAGGTCAACTGATAACTTTATCATTGTTCCTGAAAAAACAATTCGTGGATATAAAGAAGCTGAAGTTGGTGACGGCATTTATATCAATAGACCACATCAAAAACGTGGTGTTGTTCAAAAAAGTAAAATCCAAACACTAAAAACAACTGTAAATGACATTGGAGTAGTGGTTAATCGAGATGATTTAATATCTATTCGCAAAATTACACCTCGTGAAGCCTGGAGATTGATGGGTTGGAAAGATGAACGCATAGATTTGGTTATAAATCAGTTTTCTGACGCACAACTCTATAAAATGGCTGGAAATGGAATAGTCATCAATGTACTTAAGGCAATGTTTGAAAAATTGAAGATAGATGGGGTAGTAAAATGAATATAGTGATGAAAAAACCTTCGGAGTTGTTAGTATATGAAAACAACCCAAGAAATAACGATACTGCAGTCGATGCTGTGGCAAATAGTATCAAAGAGTTTGGATTCAAGGTTCCAATTGTAATTACGAGTGAGAATGTGATTATTGCTGGACACACAAGGCTTAAAGCAAGCCTTAAACTAGGATTGGCAAGTGTTCCTTGCATTGTTGCTGATGACCTCACAGAAGGGCAAATAAAGGCCTTTCGTTTGGCGGATAACAAGACGGCAGAGCTTGCTACATGGGACTTTTCTAAACTTGAAGATGAATTAGCAAATATCGAAATGGATATGAGTGTCTTTGGATTTGAAGCATTAGAGGCTGATATTCCTGATAATGCAACAGATGATGATTTTGACCCTTCAAGTGAATTGAGTGAAACACCATATGCTAAGTTAGGTGATATATTTCAACTTGGAACTCATATAGTCATGTGTGGTGATTCAACTGATAAAGAAAGTGTTGAGAAATTACTTGATGGACAAAAAGTAGACATGACGTTTACCGATCCACCTTACAATGTCGATTATGAAGGTACAGCTGGGAAGATTAAGAATGATAAGATGGGAGACGAAAGTTTCTATCTTTTTCTTTTTAATGCGTTCAAGAATATCTTTGATAACACCAAACCTGGTGGAGCAATTTATGTCTGTCATGCCGACACAGAAGGTTTGAACTTTAGAAATGCATATAAGAATGCAGGATTCAAGTTAGCTGAATGTCTCATTTGGGTTAAGAATGCATTAGTGCTTGGTAGACAAGATTATCATTGGCGACATGAACCAATTCTTTATGGATGGAAAGAAGGTGCTGCTCATTACTTTATTGATGACCGCACGCAAGATACGATATGGGAATATAACAAACCTAAACGAAATGAAGAACATCCAACGATGAAACCTTTAGAGCTTTGTGGAAGAGCGATTTCTAACTCATCAAGAGTTGGTGAAGTTGTTTTAGACTTATTTGGTGGTTCTGGTTCAACAATGATCGCATCGGATCAACTTCAAAGAAAATCTTATCTAATGGAACTTGATGAGCGATTCGTTGATGTTATTGTAAAAAGATACCTTAAACACAAAGGTTCTATTGCAGATTGCTTCTTAATAAGAGATGACAAAAAAATAGAACTCAGTTCAATTGATGAGTTCAAGAATGTATTAACCGAGATTTCAAATACCTAGAATTAATAGTCACTATAGTGAAAAATTGACTTGCTATAAGTCGTTTTTTATTGATATATAGTAGTAACCAAATAAAGTGGTTAGAAAAGAGGAACTTGAAATGAAGGTTTTATTTGAAAGAAAAGCATTCAAGGAGCAAATCATACCGCAAGACGAATTTGTGATTGAAAAAGTAGTAGAGATTCCATTCAAACAGTTTAATAAGTTCTTAGACGACATGGTCGGGGATTACAAATTCATAGAAGAACATAAGGATTTGATGTATATCGATAACAATAACGTATGGCATTCAATTTTAGTTACAGCTAAAGAAGTAGACTTTGGAATCCTTGTTCAATCAGAAGGATACAGTTATGCAAGATACTCAGCCTATATTAGAAAAGATGAAATAGGAGGTTCAAGCAATGGAAAAGCAACAACCTCTTAATCAATGGATCAAAGAATTTAATGAAGGAAAGTTTGATTCAAAGGACTCAAAGGTTCAAATAGAAGCTGGATGGTATGATTGGTTTTGTAAAGAGTCAAGCCTAGCAAATAAAACTATGAAGATGGGGAATATCATCAAACAAATTAAACCAGGTGGTAAGGTCGACCTTGAGACGAGTTATGTATGGTTTAAGAATAACTGTCCACTTCATGGTCCACTTTATGATGATTTTAGAATAACAAGTATTGAAACGAATAACACGCTCATCCTAGTTCAAATTGATTGTGTGTGGAATGATGAGAAGTACACCGTTTATGAAAGACTTGATCGATTTGACAAACCAGTATTTAAGACGAACTCAACAAGAGCGTTAGTCAAATGGTTTAATAAAGGGTGGCATGAAAATGTATAAAGAATTCAATGCACATCCTAAAGGGATTAAAACAGGTGATTGTGTTGTCAGAGCAATCACAACTACAATGAACAAAGACTACCTTGAATGCAGAAGAGCGTTAAACCAAGCTAAAAGGGAACTTGGATACTCTAGTTACAAGGACACTAAATTCTTATATGATTATTTGAAAGCTTATCCAAGATTGATATTTAAAGCGGTCAAAGGTGAACCAAGAATTAAGGGTAGTGATTTTTGTGAACTTCATCCGAAAGGAACTTACATCTTAAAGATGGCCGGACATATAACAGCTTGCGTAGACGGTGTGATACTTGATACATGGGATTGTAGCTACCGTTCAGTTTATACAGCATGGGAAATAACAAAATAAGTGAGTTGGGAGCGATGAGCTCCTTTTTTACTATTTACAGAAAAGGCAGAATAGTGTAGAATAAAGGTAACCATATAGAGTGTACGAGAGACTGGCTCTTTGACTACACAGCAACCTACCAAAAAAGGCAAGGTGCTAAATCCAGATAGATGGGTCATTTTTTATTGCCTTGAAATCTCGTTCTCTTATGGAAACATATTAGGAGGAGATTTTTTTATATGAACAAGTATACGATTACAAGATTCTTGGTGACGTACAATCAAGAAAATGAGTTAGAAATCATCAATAAAGAAGTTAATAAACACGCACCTATTAACAGAGTGCTAGATAGGGTTGGTTATTTTGCTTTTGAGTTTGTCAAAGTAGATAATCATAAATACATCGTCAATTATGAAGAAGATGAAAAAGATATATTCAAATCTAAATTATTGATATCTAGAACTCATCCTACTGAAGAAAGATTGATTGATATATCTGAGGAAGATTTGGAATGCACTTATTCAATAGTTGAAAGATTTATGGGTATAAAATTATAAAATTTGGAGGAGTTTGACATGCAAGTAATAACAAGTGAGTCTGTATTTAGTGGACATCCTGATAAGGTCTGTGACCAAATCAGTGATGCGATACTAGATGCAATATTAGAACAAGATAAACATGCAAGAGTTGCAGTTGAAACTGCCATCAAGGATGATTTAGTATTTGTCTTTGGCGAGGTAACAACAACTGCGAAAGTTGATTATAAGGAAGTAGCAATTAAAAAACTTAAAGAAATAGGATACGATGAAACATTCAATGTCCTAGAAAAGATTAGCAGACAATCACCTGATATTGCACTTGGTGTTGATTCAAGCGAATCACATGAACAAGGTGCTGGTGATCAAGGGATCATGTTTGGATATGCGTGTAATGAAACAAAAGAGTTAATGCCACTACCGATTATGCTAGCGAATCAAATCTCTAAAGAAATGGATAAAGCTAGAAAAGAGAAGTATTCACACATCTTTGGTCCTGACGGTAAATGTCAGGTTTCAGTTGAATATGAAAAAGGTAAACCAAAGAAGGTAAAAACAATTGTAGTTTCAGCACAAACAAAATCCTGGATTAGAAGAGAACTATATGAGGATATCATTATCAATGAAGTATTAACTAAAGTCTTAGATTACAAAGCCATTCGTGAAGCTGAGATTCTAATCAATCCAACAGGTGAATTTGTAATTGGTGGACCTTATGCAGACTCAGGTTTAACTGGTAGAAAGATTATCGTTGACACCTATGGTGGATATGCTAAACATGGCGGTGGAGCTTTTTCTGGAAAAGATGTGAGCAAGGTGGATCGCAGTGGGGCTTATTATGCTAGGTACGTAGCAAAAGCCGTTGTAAGGGCAAATTTAGCGGACAGGTGCGAAGTTCAGCTTGGCTATGTGATTGGTATTTCAAATCCAGTTGGTATTCATGTAAACACCTTTAATACTGGTATTATTAAAGATGAAAGAATTCAGGATTTAGTTACTCAAGTATTTAATTTTAGACCTCATCACATCAGACAAGAACTCGAACTTGATAATGTTAGGTTTCAGGATTTAGCAAAGTATGGACACTGTGGTAGAGAAGACTTAAATGTGCGTTGGGAATCAGTAGAAGCTAAAGCAAATGAACTGAAGGAACTATATGGGAAAACCAAAAGAGCTTCACAGGTTCTATAAATCAAAGGAATGGCTACTTGCTCGAACTATAAAAATAAACGCAGCACAGGGCAAATGTGAGCGATGTGGTGCATTAGGGGAAGATGTTCATCATAAAACAAGACTTACAGTTCAAAACGTCATGGATACATCAATCAGTTTGAATCAGGATAACTTAGAGCTCTTGTGTAAGAAATGTCACAATGCAGAACATAAGAGATTCTCTAAAGAAATAGAATTCGATGAAGAAGGTAATTTAATTCATAAATAAACCTCGTAATAATTTAATGATTTTGATATAATTAACAAAAAGAGGTGAGCACATGAATAAACTATTGGATGATCTTGAATTGTTAATTGATGAAGTGATTGGAAAACTTGAAGAATCTTTTTTTGGGGATTCCTTAAATTTGGATAATTACATAAAACAAATTGTTGGTGGAATGCCAGTTATCATTCATATGGTAGACATCAAATATCGCATTATGGAAACACACTTTGATACAGGATTAAGTATAGATTTCTTTGAAATACAACGTTTTGAGATGATTAATGCAAAGTATAATTATATGAAAAAGCTATATGCGAAAAGTAAGTACTTTAAATCTCGTTAATATATAGCTTGATTACCTGTTGTGACATAACTGTTGATATTTTTTCTAGCCCCCCTTAATCAATAGTAATTTCATTGAGGGGTACCGCATGGGTGGGCTCTTAAAAAACGCAAGGCAAAAATTTTGAAAATCTAGAAATCAAATTAAGTCACATTGTTGACTTTTTTTGTTGCTATTTATCCTCTTTTGAGTGATATATATTACTACCTTAGGAGGTAATCAATATGGTTAAAATTGGAGATAAAATTAGAATTGTAAATATGAAGGGTGAAGAGCACTACAAAGGTTTAGAAGGTGTGATTGAATTCATTGATGGAATCAATCAGCTTCATGGCACATGGGGTGGTTTAGCAGTGATCCCTGATGAAGATGAATTTGAAATCATACAGAAGGCATGTGTTGTTTGTGGAGCAGGTATTGAAGGGCATGGAAATAATCCATCACCAATCAATGGGGATACATGCTGTGATGATTGCAATATGAATGTAATTATCCCACTTCGAGTATTCTGGAATGATAATAATCAACATCAAGCTTTGATAATGTATGAAAACAACAGTATTCAATTTATCAAACCAGAAGGTAAATTTTTCACATTAGAACAACTACAGCAAGCAGTGAAAGGATACATTGAAGTTCATCCACATAAAGTACCAAACCATTTAATCGTAGTGAATGAAGAAGGTCTGATGAAAAATATGAAGCCCAATCGATTAGCGAGCTTAGCATTGGGTATAAAAGTAGTTGGACCAACTTTAATTTGCCCAACTAAACTAATGGAATGAGGTATTGAAATGTCAAGAATAAAAGAAGTGAGCATTGAGGTTGAGCGACTAAGGTCGCTTTTTTCATCAGTTGATGAAACCAAAACACAACTAGTTGATAGCCTAATTGAGCAAGCTGCATTCATGAAAGTTGAACTTGGAATCCTTCAAGAACAAATAAGAAAGCATGGTGCTGTTCAGGTATCAACTAAGGGAACTCAAAGACAAACCGAAGCAGCGAAGTATTACACAAAACTAGTTAATTCATATGGAACTGTTATAAAGACACTTAATTCCATCATGGGTAAAAACATTATTGATGAAGATGATGAGTTTGACAAGTTCATAGGCAGAATGTCAGAATGAACTATTTATTGGAATACTACGATGAGATTCAAAAGGGTAATATTATCGTTGGAAAAGAACTTCTAACAGTCCTAGAATCACTCATTAAAGATATGGATAACCCAAGATACATTTTTGATGAACGTCCTGGTAATATTCGAATCGAGTTTATTGAGACCTTCTGCAAACATACTAAAAGTCCATTTAATGGAGAACCATTCATACTAGAATTATGGGAGAAGGCAGTACTTCAAACGGCATATGGGTTTAAAATGGCGGACACTAATTTAAGAAGGTTTAATGAAGTCTTACTGTTGATTGCCAGAAAGAATGGTAAGACCACATTTATTGCAGGTATTGATTTAGCTGAGTTTTTCTTATCTAAAGGTGGTGTTGATATCGTATGTGCATCTAATACATCTGAACAAGCTAACATTCTGTTTGAAGAAATCAACAACATGAGAGAAGGCTCAAAAGCACTATCGAATGATAAAAGAAGCAAAAAGAATATCTTTCACATTTACTCACCAAAAACAAAAAACAAAATAAAGAAACTATCAGCACAATCAAGAAATAAGGATGGCTACAATATTGAGGTTGGTTGTATTGATGAAGTTCATGAAATGACTGATTCAAAAGTCTATGATGCTATCAAGCAAAGTCAATCAACTAAAGAGGAACCACTGATTTTTATTATTACAACTGAAGGTAATACAGTAGGTGGTTTCTTAGATAGTAAACTTGATTATGTTAGAAAGATGATCAAGGGTGAAATCAAAGATGAAAGAGTTCTCCCTTGGTTATACACCCAAGATTCAGTTAATGAAATTTATGAAGATAGAAGAACATGGCAAAAAAGTAATCCAAGTTTAGGAACGGTTAAAACTTATTCATATTTGGAAGACTTGATGAACAAATCTAGACATGACTTAGCAACACGAGTCACGATGCTTTGTAAGGACTTTAACGTTAAGCAATTGGAACAAGGATCATGGTTGACTTATAATGATCTAAACAATGAAGCAACCTATGATATCAATGAGCTAAGAAATAGTTACGCTATAGGTGGTGTTGACTTATCATCAACCACCGACCTTACAGTTGCACTCTTGCTGTTAATCAAAGATGGTAAGAAGTATGTTATACCACAATTCTTTATGCCAAGTGAAGTTATTAAACGCAGAAAAGAAGAGGATAACGTGCCATATGATATATGGGTTCAAAGAGGATTAATTACTGTAACTGAAGGTAATCAAAATGACTTCACACTTGTGACACAGTGGTTTCTAATGATGATAAGAACCTATGAGATTAGACCACTATGGGTTGGGTATGATCCCTGGAATAGTCAGTATTGGACTAAAGAAATGGAAGACTTAGGTTTTGAAATGGAAAAGGTAAGGCAAGGAATCTATTCACTGTCAGAACCGATGAAGCAACTCGAAGCTGATCTAAAAAATGGAAATGTGATCTACAACAATAATCCAATTATGAAGTGGAATTTATCAAATACTCAGGCCAAGATTGATATTAACGGTAACATTCAACCATCAAAACTTGGGAGCAAGTATAAAAGGATTGATGGAGCTGTAGCACTTATCATTGCGTATGCGGTATTAAATAGATATAAACTTGAGTATGAGAACATGCTATAATTAGTTTAAAAGAAAGTTGGTGTTGTATGATTATTGAGAATAAAGTTGCTAAATTATATGAGTTTATTGGATTTAGAGTCAGAAAAGATTTAGCAGAAATAGCAATAACTTGTTCAGGTTATGCAAATGATCATAAGACGATCAGCCAAGATGCGTTAGCTCTAGTTGGTGACCATGTACTAAAGATGCTTCTAACTAGTTCTGAATTTTTGAATGACATCAATATATCAAAAAAACAACTTAATGATAAATATCAGCTTCTTGAAACTAATGAAAATCTCGAATTTATTGGTGAGAGACTTAATATAAAAGAATTCCTACTATATGTAAATACAGACCTAGATGGAAATAAGAAACTTGCTACTTCAATTGAAGCTATCATCGGAGCTATTTATTTAAGTGAAGGTATTAAAAAAGCTGAAGAGTTCGCAAGTAAGATTGGATTAATTGATAAGACTATTAATAACATATTCAATATTATTGGCACTGACATATTTGAAAAGAGACAAACTGAAATGTCTGAATATGGATATCAAAGTTTGGTTTTTTGTGTCATTGATTCGGTTTTTTCAATTGCAGCTAGATATTCAAGTACTAAGAATGTTGTGAAAAGATTTGTCGATTATCTTCACAAATCGATTACTGATGAATACTTAGTTAGTGAATTCATAACTCAGTTTGATACATCAGATGGCCACGAGATACTTAAAGGAGTATTTAACAACAAACAAAGAACATCCACTAAAAATGGCATCTTGAAAACGGAAGCAGTAATTAGATTTATTAAAATCCTCCATTTAAGAGGGATTGAAACGAAGAGTGATCTACTGTCTTATCCAAATAGAGATAGTTTGCTAGCAGAAATTAAGACAATTGAGGGACAGACTAAAGGCACAACATTTGATTATTTACTAATGTTATCTGGGGATAAGGGAGTTTTTAAAAAAGATAGACACATAGAAAACTTCTTTATTAAATACTTTAATGTGACCGACATATCATATGATAATCTGAAGCGTGAGTTTGAAAAACAGTTAGAAGTAGTTCTCAAGAAATATCCAGACTATAACATACGAACTTTAGATAGCGTCATATGGAATTTTATGTCTAATAGTAAATAACGGAGGTCCAAATGGCCATATTTAAACGAAAGAAAAAACAGGGCTCAAATGAGTCCTTTAAATTTGTAAATGAAATTAATCTACCACTTACAAGCTTTGGAAATAACATCTCAAAATCAGATGTCGTAAAGATTGCGATTGATAGGATAGCAAGCCAGTGTGCAAAACTAAAACCAAGATACATAAAGAAAGCGAACGATAAGACAGTTACGGAGAAATCTGGCAAACTGTCTTTTATTTTAAAGCATCAACCAAATGAGGTCATGACCCCTTATCAATTTATCTATATGGTGATTACGACACTACTCATGAATGACAATGCATTTATCTATCCAATGTTTGATGGTTCAACCGGTGAAATTAAAGCTCTTTATCCGCTTAAACCATCCATTGTTGAACCAATCATAGATTCAGGTGGTAGTTACTATTTAAAGTTCAGCTTTGATAGAGAAGAATCCTTCACGATTCCATATGAGAATGTCATTCATATTAAAAGGTTTTATCATACGAATCAGATCTTTGGTGGATCAAGTTCTAAAGGTGACCAAGAAGCACTCTTAAAAACAATTCAAATCAATGAGAATGTGCTTCAAGGTATCGATAATGCTCTTAAAAGTTCCATGCAAATTAAGGGACTTCTCAAAATGAGTGCCATGCTAAGTGAGACAGATAAAAAGAAACAACTAGATTCATTTAACGAGATACTCAAAGAGTCCATTAGAAATAAGGGGAGTTCAATTATTCCAGTGGATCTAAAAGGTGATTATGTACCTTTAACAACAGATCCAAAGCTAATAGACAAGGATACCTTAGAGTTCTTACAATCAAAAATTCTAGATTACTTTGGTGTATCTGTTCCAATCTTTCATTCCAAATATACAGAAGATGAGTTTAACTCATTTTATGAACAAACCATCGAGCCTTTAGCCATTCAAATGTCTGAGGCTTTTTCTTTAGGTTTACTTACTCAAAATGAAATCACGCGTGGTGAAGAGATTATCTTTTACAGTGAAAGACTTCAATACGCATCCTGGAACACGAAAGTTACAGCGATTGAAAAACTCATGGGTTTAGGCATTATGTCACTGAATGAATCAAGAGGGTTGTTAGGACTTGAACCAGTAGAAAACGGTGATAGAAGATTACAATCACTCAATTACGTCGATGCTACTAAAGCAAACGAATATCAAGTAGGGAAGGATGATTTAAATGAAGGTAACAATTAACGGTAAGGTTTCAAAAGAGGTATTAAATACAGTCTTAGAAGAACAGAAAGAAAAGATTAATACAATCGAAACCTTTTGTAAGACACACAAGATTAGTGAGTTTTCATACAAGGACAATGAACTTGAATATGTGTATGAAAAGCAAGTAGCAAAACCTAAGGAGGTTGAGAAACGATGAAGAAAGAAACCAGAATAGCAGAAGTTAGGCTAGAAGAAACTGATGACAAGATGATCTTAGAAGGCTATGCGATCGTTTATGATGAACCCACTTTAATAGGTGATGAATCCTATGGGTTTATCGAAAGTATTAGTAGAAGTGCAATTACTGATGCTGCAATTAAAGATGTGCCAATGAAGTATAACCACATGGACTCATTTTTAATCATCGCTCGAACTAAAAACGGCTCACTTACTTTAACAAGTGATGATGTCGGATTAAAGGTTAGAGCTGAGTTACTTGATACACAAAGCAATCAAGATATTTTTAAGATGGTCAAATCAGGCTTATTGGATAAGATGAGCTTTGCATTTGTAGTGAGTGAACAGGAATGGAATCGTGATGGTGATATTCCAAAGAGAACGATTAGAAAGATTGAACGTTTATATGATGTTTCAATCGTTGACACACCCGCTTATGATAAGACTTCGATTTATGCTCGTTCTTTAGAGGCTATGGACTTAGAACTAAAGACTATGGATTTAGCAGAGAAAAATATGAAGGCTGAGCTTATAAGAAGAAAACTAAATTTGAAAATAAAAATAGGAGAATAAGAAGATGAATTTAGAAAAAAGAAGTAATGAAATTAAAGCACGCATCACTGAAATCAAAGGTTTGATTGGTGCGGAAGTAACACTCGAAGTGTTAGAACAATTAGAAGCTGAAGTTGATGAATTGAATAAAGAGAAAGATACAATCGAAAGAAAGCTCGCTATTCAAAATAAAACGAAAATCAATCCAGTGGTTATTGAAAGATCAAATCATGTGGATAAAGATCAATTAGAAACTCGTGGTAAAAATTTAAGAGAAAGTAGAGTCGTTCAAGTTTCAAGTGAAGAGATTCTATTACCTGAACACATTGCTGATGGCATTGCACCACATCCATTTGCACAAGTATCAGCTTTAGTTGACAAGGTAAAAGTTGTGAACTTAAATGGTGGGGAAACCTACAAGAAATCTTTTGTTAAAGGTAGCGGAATTGCTGGTTTAACTGGAGAGGGTGAACCTTATTCAGAAACAGAACCAGAGTATGGTTATTTGACAATTACTAAGGTTAAAGTGACTGCTTATACAGAAATCACTGAAGAGTTAGAAAAACTACCTAACTTACCATACCAAGCTGAAGTCTTAAAGAACATTAATCTATCCCTTAAAAAGAAGATTAGTGAACAAATCCTAAGAGGTCCAGGTACATCCAATACATTCACAGGAATCTTTAGTGATAAGGCAATCGCTCTATCTGATACTGCTGATTTAGAAATCACCTCAATTACCGACTCAACCTTAGATGATATCATCTTTGCTTATGGTGGTGATGAAGAAGTCGAAGGTGGAGCATACTTAATCCTTAACAAGAATGATTTAAGAGCATTTGCTGGCTTACGTACTGCAGAAGGTAGAAAAGTCCACACGATTGACTACATCAACAACACGATTGATGGTATTCCTTACATCATTAATTCTCATTGTAAGGCTATTTCAGATACAAATACCACAGCTGGAGAATATGGACTAGCTTATGGATCCTTACTCAATTATGAAGTACCTGTTTTCTCACCTGTTGAGATTAGCAAGTCAAATGACTACAAGTTTAAAGATGGCATCATTTGCTACAAAGCATCCGTATTTACAGGCGGTAACGTTGTAGGATATAAAGGCTTCCTAAGAGTTAAAAAGAAAGCCTAAGCAAGACTAGAATAGAGGTTAGAATATGGGACTACTTGAAACAGTAAAAAAATCACTATTGATTCCAATCAGTGAAACATATGCTGATGATGAATTAAATAATCATATCAGTGCATGTAAAAACTTACTCGTATCTACAGGGATTACACCAACAATTGTAGAGAACCATCCATTAGCTCATTCGCTAGTGGTCATTTACTGCAAGACCTTCTTTGGATTTAAAGTAGATGGTTCAGTTAAAGATTTACCGAAGAGTTTTGACATGCTCTTGAATCAACTAGCATTATCAAGTGGTGATTATCATGTTTCCGAGTAGTCCTAATATTCGACTGACTTTATTAAAGATCACATTAGTTAAAGATGAGATCGGCAATCAAGGTTATGGTTTCATTTCTAAAAAAGAAGTCATTGGCATTTCAAAGTCAGTAACGTCTAAAGAGTATTATGAAAGTAAGAAGAACGAATACAAAGTAGACATGGCACTTAAGATTCAAAGCTTCTTGTATGACGGCAGCAAGTATGCAATCATTGATGATTTGATTTATCAAATTGAACGGACATATTTACAAGGACAGTTTTTAGAACTTTATTTGATGGAAACGAATATAAAGGTAAGTGATATAAATGGCTACGTTGAATGACTTTGTCGATGAAATAAATCATGAAATATTAGAATATGCAGAATCAGTTAAAAAGGAACTTGAACAGAAACTTGATGAAACAGCAACTTTGATACTAGAGTATGTCATTTCTAATACACCAAGAAGTGGTAGAAAAGGTGCGATGGCAGATGAGTTTATAAAGACTGACATTGGTGAAGGTCACACTAAAACAATTGTTATCCACGCAAAAGAAAAGGGTAGATTGGTTCACTTGATTGAATTTGGTTTTCAACATAAGAGTGGTAAGTATGTCGCTGCAAGACCGTTCATGAGACCTGCATTTGACTACTTTACACCAAAAATGATGGATGATATCAGGAGGATTATACGTGGAAACTAAAGAAAGATTAACATACGTTTATGGACTCCTTAACGAAGTCATACCAGGTAATGTTCATTATGCTCTTTATGTAACTGATAATGCTGAACCACCTTTTATTGTCTACCAGGAATTGAATAAAAATCCAAAAGTCTATGCAGATGATTCGTATTTAATTAAGCAAGTGACGATTCAAATCACGCTTGTGACCAAAACAAAAGATACAACAATTGAATCGAGTTTAGAAGAAGTATTACAAAATGCAGGTATTGATTTTAGAATGATTAGCGAATATTCACTAATTGATACTGGCATTTATCGAATTTATGAAATAAAGATGGAGGAATATAAAAATGAGCAATAAAGTAACATTTGGACTTAAGAACGTCCATTATGCAATTGCAACACCAACCGAAGATGATACTTGGGACTTTGGCACACCTAAAAAACTACACGGAGCTCAAGAGCTTAGTGCAGAAGTCATTGCAGGTAAAACAGATGTTTATGCAGATGATAAGATTGTCGCAACTTTAGCTTCAAGTAGTGGATCCAATATCACCTTAAAGTTAACAGAACTTGACGATGATTTCAAAGTTGATATTTTAGGGTTTGCAAGAGATTCTAATGGCAATCTAGTAGAGATTGTTAATCATAGAACCAAAACGTTCGCACTTGGATATGAGATTCAAGGTGATGTGAAATCAAGACGTATTTGGTATTTCTTGTGTACTGCAAGTCCAGTTAGTGATGCGACTAAAACAAAAGCAGAATCAATCGAACCGAATGCGGTTAATATTACAATTACTGCAAGACCAATTGAGGTTGGTAATGTATCTGTGATTAGAACGATTGCGAAATTTGGTGACACAAATTATCAACAGTTCTTTGCACAAGTTCCGACTTTACCTGTTATAGGTGTTTAGTATGGAAAAAACAATTAATCTAAGAGGTGAGGATCTTAAACTAAGGTCTTCACTTTTTACTATTATTTCGTATCGTAGTGTATTTGGAACCGAGTTATTTAGTGACATTAAGAAACTTGAAAACTTGAATAAGGATGAAACGGATGCAGCATTAGTCATCGACATTCTTTTTAGAATCATCTATATTTTGCATAAACCATACACAAAAAAGAGTTATGATGAGTTCTTGATGGACTTGGATTTTAGTGTCTTATCAGATGTGAGGGAACTCGAAAACATTTCAAATACCATAACATTAATGCTAGGTGGTAATGAAGGTACACAGGACCCAAAGTAGATATTCAAGATGAGCAAAACACAACCGCTAATATCATTTATAACCTTGCTCATCTTGGCATCTCAATAAAAGACACAGAGTACTTCGATATTGATGTATATGCAATGCTTATTGAACTCGAGGTCAAAACACTATCCAATGAACCACAAATGAAAAGAGCAACTCAAAGAGACATAGATTTATTCTTATTATAAAGGTAGGTGAGTATAATGGCAGAGACTATTAAAGGTATTAACATTAAGTTAAGTCTTGATGGCAAGGATCTTGACAATGAATTAAAAGAGATAAACAAAGAGCTCAAAGAACAACAAAAAGACCTACGTGCCATTAATACAAACCTGAAGTATGACAGCTCTAGCGTTGAGCTTTGGCGTAAGAAGCAAACTCAATTGAATGAGATGCTTGAAACGACTAAAAAACGCTTAGATACGCAAAATAAAGCGTTAGAAAAGGCTAAACAAGGTCTCAAGTTGGGTACAACATCAGATGCTGAATTTAGAAAGGTTCAACGCAATGTTTCTTATAGTGAATCTGAAGTAAAACGACTTAATAACGAACTCGATAAAACAAAATCAAAGATTAAAGATTTAGGCAATGCTAAGTTTGATAATATCGCAAAGGTTGGTAGTACCTTAACCAAAAGTCTGACGGTTCCTATTCTAGGTGCCGTTACTGCTTTAGGTGCACTTGCTAAAAAAGGTGCTGACACTGCAGATGCCTTAAATGATACTGCTCAAAAAATAGGGATGTCTATTGAAGCACTACAAGAATGGAATCACGTTGCAACAATTGCTGGTACTGAGACAGGTAGTTTGGAGCGTGCCTTTGTTAAGGTGAATTCAATTCTAGCTGATATTGCTTTAGGTGATGTTAAGAATATTGCTGGTCCACTTCATGCACTTGGCATTTCGATGGAAGACTTAGAAGGTAAAGACACGAGTGAAGCTTTCGAGATTATGAGAGATGCCTTATCTAAAGTAGAGGATCAATCACTAAAGACTGCACTTGCTAACCACTTATTTGGTGACAAATTAGGTTCTGAGCTACTTCCAATGCTTAATATGGAATCAGAAGCTATCAACGAATTAAGAGAACAAGCAAGGGCACTTGGTATCATTACGAGTGAACAAGCTGAAACAACTGGTGCATTTAATGATTCGCTGGATAAATTAAAACAATCAACAACAGCACTTTCAGTCGAACTTGCAGTAGCACTTGTTCCTGCTATGCAAAATGTTGTTGAAGCAATCACCAATAAACTCATACCTGCAGTAAGTAACATGATTTCATGGTGGACAAATCTTAGTAGTGGCACACAGCAACTAATAGGCTTTTTAGTTGGACTTGCAGCTGCGGTTGGACCAGTATTAACCATCATCGGTAAAGTTGGTCCGATACTAAAGATAGTAGCAGTTGCTTTAAAAGGTGTCGGTGCTGCTGGTGCTATCGCGGGTATTGGTATTAATGCGGCAACTTTAGGTATTGGTGCTTTGATTGCCATTGTAGTTATGGCTTTGATGCGTAGTGAAAAGTTCAAAGAGCTATTAGAAAAACTCATGGAGACTTTTATGAGACTCCTAGAACCTATCATGAAGATAATTGAAGTTTTAATGGATGCATTAATGCCTATCGTTGAGATAGTTATCAATATATTCACAAGACTTATCGACATATTAGTGCCGATCATCGATATGATCTTAGCTCCAATGATTAAACAACTCGAGTTTTTAGGTGATATTTTTGAGATGATATCACCACTCATTGAAATGGTTGGTAATGTTTTACAAGCAACCCTAGTTCCTGCATTTAAAGCATTAGAGTTCATTTTAAATCCGATATTAGACATATTAGAAATGATTATTGGATTCTTCACAAAGATATTTGATTTTGCAGGTAGTGTTGGAGATGTTGTTGGTGGTGCCTTAGGTGGTATTGGTGATACGATAGGAAATGTTGTCGGTGGTATCGGTAATTTTATCGGAGATGTAGCAGGAAAAGTTGGTGATTTTGTAGGGGGAGTAGCTGATAAAGTCACAGGTATTGCTTCAAATGTGGTTGATACGGTATCGATCTTTGCAGGTGGTGCAGTTAAAGGTGTAACAGATGTCGCAAACAATATCGTCGATGGGGTTTCTAACTTTGCTAATAACACCAAAGAAAAAGTTGGTGGCATATTTGGTAAGGTTGGCGGCTGGTTTAGTGATACATTCAATCTCAAAAAGACTTCAAATACAAGTAACCAAACATCCAATAAGAGCACAACCAATAATGCAATCACCATCAATACAACAGCATCCACATTCGATATTGATTCAATCAACAGAGCGTTAGGTGGTAAGTTTATATGACAAGAAGATTTTACTTAGAGAATGAACATGGCCAACAATTCCATTTTAAGTATCACAGTGGTGTCTTACTATCGAATGTTTTGGGATTAGGTTTTCAACTCAACATGACGTACTTGAAATATGGACATATCCATAAAACTGTTAAAAGAGAAACTCCTTTATCAGAAATAAGTGGACTGCTCAATTTTATGGATGGGTACCAAGGTTATCAACGATTTATCGATTACTTAAATCAAGGCCGAGACAATTTAAAACTATACTATGTTTCCAATGACATAAAGTATGTTCATGTTGACGTGGTTTCATTAAGCAAAGCAGAGATAAAAGCTGGATTATTAAGCTGTGAAATTACGTTGAACAAAAAGAGTTATTGGATTAAAGAAAGACAAATCATCATTGACATAACTGAAGTGCTTGATGGCAAAGTTTATCCTTACCCATATGATTACACGTATCAGATTACACAAGAAGGACGAACTACGATTGATGTCGGTGGTTCATTTAATGCGAACGTGATTATTGAAATGGAAGGGTCAGTCGATCATCCAGAGATCAATGTGATCCAAAATGGGACACTAGTCTCAAGTCTAAGACTGAACTTAGTTGAAGAAGATATCAAAATACAAATATCATCCGTAGCAGATAATAAGTATTTGAAAATGATTAAGGATGACATTGAAACAGATATCTACGCATACCAGGATTTTGAAAAAGATAATTTTATCGAGCTAAAACCAGGTAGAAATACGTTAGAGTTTAAATCTGGTGTAATGGCAGATACGTTATGTAAAGTTCATATCTTTGAATATCATCTGGGGTGAAACTTATGGACTTGATTATATTAGATCACTTGAATTTCACATATAAAGATCATGCCTATATTGGTGATGAGTTTGAAATTATACATGACATCGTTATTACACAAAAATCCCATTTCAAGATTAACAAAAGCAAACTAAATGTTGCAGTTGGTGATTATGTTTATGTAAAAGAAGATGGTGGTTACTTTGGTATTGTAGAAAATATCGAAGATGAAAAAACGCATCTTGTTATTGCCAGTGTTGATTTTAAAGAGCTATTCAAAGTTGAGGTGTTAGTCGAAAGTTTCAACGGTAATGTGGCAATCTATATAGAAGAAATCATTAGAAAAACGTATCTTCAAAACAGTGACACCAAACAAAACTTAAACTACCTAAGCATCAGTGTGGAAACATCGAAGCTGGGTAGTTTTGTTTTTGATGCGGATAAAGTCATGACGATTTATGAACTTTTGGAACTGGCTAACCGGATGTATGGCGTTTATATCAAACATGAAGTGGTATTTAACGCTGGTAGCTTTAGCGGTATTTTAATCAGAATTGTTAATGTGACAAGAGGCCTAAAGATAAAAGCAGATAGTCTCATATTAGAAGACTTAATCATTAATGATTCAAGCAAAGAAAGCACAAATAAGGCCATCTATTATCCAAAGACAAGTAACTTATTTTTTAAGGATACGGTTATTTATTACCTATTAACCGATGGCACCATCACCAAGAATAATACAAGTAATCTAAGATACCCAAAGGTCATATCAAAAGTTGAGACTTATTCGGATAATGACTTCTTGGATTTAGACACGAAAGTTCGTTCAGTTCTGAGTGTCGATAAAACAGATCATCAAATTAGTTTTATGATCCAAAAAAAGAATCACTCGTTAGATGTTTTAAGAACATTAGATATTGGTGATTTCGTTGAGTTTATTTATAAGGGTAAACGCTATGATTCATTGGTTACCGGTATTAAGTATGTGAACACTTTTGAAGTAGCAACCATCACACTTGGTGAGTATCGCTTGAAACTGACTGAGAAGATTCAAATATTAAGCAAAAACGTAAATAGTAAGGTAGGGAATGTCACAGTGAATAATAGTGGATATTCTGATTTAGATGGAGGAGAGTTTTAATGGGAGTTCAAAAAATAACCTTTGATGGTTCAAGCGTCACATCAAAACATGATGCAGATTTAAATGACTTTATATTTTCAGTTGGAACAGGAGTGCTCTTAGGTAGTAGGAATAGTGTGTTTTATACACTTGCCAATAACACCATTACATTTGAGGATGGCTATGTCATGGTTCAAGGTAGGTTAATCTATATTGAAAATAATACCCAAGTCATCGTTACACCAAATGCAAATCGACTAGGATATGTGGTTTTGAATGTAGATTTAACCAATAATGAAGTCTCAATCTATGTAAAAGAACAAGCATCTACCTATCCTAACTTAGTTCAAAATGATTTAAGTAGTGGTCAAGGTCAGTACGAGTTTGCACTATGTGCCTATTCAAAAACAACGACATCGGTAACACTTAATAACCAGTTTAATAGACAAACTTTACTAAATGCAGATAGTTTGGTCTATAACCTTGAACAAAAGATTAGAAATCAAACGAGTCCAATATTAATGATTCCAACATACATTTCTCAAGGTGTGTATCGAATAAGTAATTATTATTCAAATGATTTAATGCGTGCATTTTTCATGATTGTTTTAAGTAATGGAACGGTTGTGAATTTACCAGGACCGTTGATTTTTGAAATCATAGGATCTAGTACTTCGGTAGCATACACATACAACGGAAATACATATTCGATGTTTGTTTCATATCAAAATGGCAATACAACTTTTACATGTGGCTCAACGACTCACACAATCAATCGAGTCATTATATATCGTTTCTAAGGAGGAAATAGAAAATGGCAGTTATACAAATTAAAAGAAGAACGTCTGCTGGCACAGGACCCATTGTGGGAACAGCAGGTACGATTAAAGCCGGTGAACCTTTAATCGATTTAAATGGGACGAATCTCTATATATCAAAAGCTGATAAAACTGGATCAAGTGCAAATCCATTAACGAGTAATGACTATATTGAGTTTGCAAGCAAAGCAAATGCTGAAGCTACGATGGATGCAAAGATTAGTGCACTTGGACTTGGAACAGCTTCCAAAAAGAATACAGGTACAACGAATGGTACGGTGCCTTTAATTGGTGCAGATGGAAAACTTCCAACATCAATTATTCCAGCTGTAAGCCCTGTAACAAGTGTTAACTCTAAAACAGGTGCAGTGGTTATCACATTAGCTGAATTAGGTGGTGTTGCGGCAAGTACTTATAGTGCCCATGAATCAAGCAACTTACACTTAACAGACGATCAACGAACGAAGATTGCTAATGTGAAAAATGTTGCCTTAATGCAAGGTGTAGGTGCTAAGTTCGATACGACAAAGGCATCATTCGATGCATCAGTTCTTGATAATGGATTAGTACTACATAGTATTCAGGATACAAACTATAATCCAGTTAAAACTTTTTATTACATCGGTATAGATAAAACAAAAGTACTCACACCAACATCGGTTATTGATGGCGGAACATATTAATGGCAATCATCAGAGTTAAAAGAGGCATATCGGTTCCAACCACAAGCCATTTGACTCAAGTTGGTGAGCTGGGTTTCGATACAACAAATAATGAATTATACATCAGAGGTAACAGTAGTGTTATTAAAATAGGTGGTGGATTCTCACTATTATATGAGGGTAATCTTTCGATACCTACGACCATTACAGCTAATAACATTTCGCTCAATAGATCGATTAATCTATACGATAAGATCCTAGCGTTTGAGGTTAGAGCAGTTACAGCCACAGATTCTTATGAAACACATATTGTTTACGGTAGGATGGGTACGAATAGCACAACATCAGCAAGTCCAACATACGATAGACTTTATTCATGGACTACCTTCGATGGCCAATATTTCAAAACACATTCATTCAAAGCATATGTTTCAAACTCAATCTCAAATACGATGACGATTGGATATTTAAGACATTTGATTGGAAACTTTAGTGGCACATCAATCGCATGGACTACGAACACATCAACAACTGTTTACTTAGAACGTATTTGGTTGGTTAACTAGTATGGCTTATACATTAACCATCCATAGTATAAGTCCTACAAGTGCAGCAAATACAGGAAACATTGGTATAGTTATTAATTTCACATTATCAGGTAGTGGAGTCTCATTACCTGGTTTTTCTTTAAGTCTGTATGATGCACTCACCGGTGGAACTTATGTAAAGTCTTTGTATTATGATGACATCAATGATTTACAAAGTGGCATGGCTTATAGTGTTTCATTTTCTGGGGTTAGCCCAGGAACGTATTATGTTGAAGTGTTCTTTAAAGCCCCAGGATCAACAAGAAGAACTATCACTATCACTGGTTCATCAAGTGCTACTGAACTGATTACATTAAATGGAAGTAAAGTCACATCAAACTCGCTAAATGGGAGTCAAATTACAAGTGAAACAGTCAATGGAGTCAAAGTGTATGGCTCTTAATAAAAGGAGGAAATAAAAATGGCAATAATTAAAAACTTACAATCAAGGGTAGGTGTTGATGTTTGTTATCACCGTATCATCGGTATCAATATGAATTATCGAAGTAGAAAGATTATACTTTGCGTAGCGTCCTACATTTCAAAGGATAAGAGATTCGATAATTGTGAACCCTTAGAAGTCGTAGATATTGAAGTGCCTGATGTTGATTTTGATTTATTCATCAACGAAGATCCAAGAGGTATTGCGTATCTTTGGTTAAAAGAAAACGTTGAGGGTTTTGAACAGTCAACAGATGATTTAGAAGTAGAGGAGGATGTATGATGCCTAGAAAATTTACTAACAGCAAGCTAACAGAAATTGTAGTGAACATGTTTGCTATGAATGAAGTGATGTTTATTTATTACTGTGGCTCGGATAACTATAAGACAAAGCAAAAAAAGTCTGACACCGATTTAACGGTAGTTCTAAGTAACTTCAATGGCATCATTCATGCTTCAATTGAAGGCGTTGATATATTCGCTTATGGATATGAGAACTTTTTACAAAGACAGTCTATGAATGACACATTGCCACTTTACAACCTGATTCATTCGGATGATGTGATCAACATGGCAGATAATCTGATCTATCTAAATCCAAGTTATCAGACGCAATATAACAGTATCATTGCGTTGAAGTTTGAAGATGTACTACCCCTTTATTTGGATGCAGTCATCGAGTATTTTAATCAACTCGTCAATGTTGAAAAGGTGATAGTTAAAAGAAGTTATCACATTATTAGAATTAGGGGTATTTTGGAGAAATACTTAGAAACAGGAAAATACGATGTCAACCTAAATGAGGTGTGGTTGAACAAAGTATTTGAACATAAAAAGAACTGGGATAAAGAGTTGAACACACCTGACCATTTATGCCAGTTAAAAACATATCTTGACGAAATAATTACAATTAGAGAAGGTTTGAGAACATGAAAGTTAAATACTTAATATTAACAATTGTAGGATCCTTAGGTTCCTTAGCCTCATACCTATTTGGAGGATTTGATAAATTGTTAATCGCACTCATAATCTTCATGATTATTGATTTTCTATCTGGCTTAATCTTAGCAATCGTGTTTAAGAAAAGCAGTAAAACAAAAAATGGCAAAGTGAGTAGTGAAGCAGGTATTAAAGGACTAGCTAAAAAAATATTCATTCTGTTTTTAGTTGCTTTAGCTGAACAGCTAGATATTGTATTAGGTACGAATCTTGTAAGAGATGGAGCTGTGATCGCCTTCATATCGATGGAAGGTGTAAGTATCTTAGAGAATTCAACGCTTGCAGGATTGCCTGTTCCTAGAATGATTAAAAATGCACTTGAAGTGCTAAGTAAAGGTGAGGATAAGAAAGATGAATAATACAGAATTAATTACTACGATAATCAGTGTGATACTTTCACTTGTATCGATCGGATTAGGTTACTGGTCCAAAAGAAACTCAAAAGCAAAAGCATACTATGAAACGTTTATCAAAGTTGAAGAACAAATCAGAAAGCTTTGTATTGATGCAGAAAAGAATTATACCAAAGGCGATCAAAAGAAAAAGTACGTGATCTCAAATATAAATCAGTTCCTACTTGATCAGAAGATTACAATTGATCTGAGTATACTTGAGGGTATTATTGAATCAATTATAGATGTTTCAAAGCAAATTAACAAACCAAAATAAAGTGATTTTTACAGCCATACAAAGCCATTAATGATTGACTAAAATGTATAAATTTGATATAATATACATGTAGCATAACACTTCGGTATCCACTCCGAATGTTATGCTACTTTTTTTTATTTTGACATAGTAAGTCCAAGTTTGGAATTTTAAATGAATTAAAAATGATTGATCATGAGGGTGGTCAAAAGATACCTATTTTCTCCATATGTTGAAGGAGGTAAACTATATGACAAATCATGATAAAGAGCAAATTAGAAAATTGCGATTAGAAGGTAATGGTTATGGGAAAATTGCTCAAATTCTAAATCTACCTAAAAGTACAGTCAGCTCATTTTGTAAGACAATGACTAACCAATCATTACTTTGCTTACACTGTAATAAAAAACTAAAACAAACAAAAGGTCATAGACAAAAGAAATATTGTTCTGATGAATGTAGAATGAGTTATTGGAAATCTAATAAAGCTGAAATTAGTCGCAAACCAGAATATCTTGTTGAGTGTTTTCATTGTCACACGAGTTTTTCAACTTACCAAAGTTTGAAAAGAAAATATTGTTCACGAGATTGCTACTTTAAAAATAGAGTGGAGAGTATGGGCAATGGATAAAGATTCAATCAATTATCTAAACACTATGTTTCAGCTTAGAGCAATGGCGAGACAAGGTTTAATCACTGAGAAAGATTACATTCAAATTGAAGAAATAATGGCTAAAAAATACAATCAAAAAGAAACGAGCTTATATCGTTTAAATGACTTGATAATATCCCCTTTTAGAGTGATTAATATAATACAAGAAAAGGAGTGATATTATGGCGAAAATAAGAGTATTAACAAAGCAACCTGCACTTCCAAAGTTGGTAAAGGTTGCTGCTTATACAAGAGTTTCATCAGATAAGGATGCTATGCTGCACAGTTTGTCGAATCAAGTAAGTTATTTCAGCAGCTATATTCAATCTAACAAGAATTGGATTTACTGTGGTGTTTACTCTGATGAAGCTCAAACTGGAACTAAGAGCAAACGTAGTGCTTTTCAAAGAATGATACAAGATGCAAAAGATGGAAAGATTGACATCATTATTACAAAGTCGATTTCTAGATTTGCACGTAACACTGAAACATTACTCAAGACAATCAGAGAGCTTAAAGAAATCAATGTTGATGTTTACTTTCAAGAACAAAACATTCATACCTTAAGTAATGATGGGGAACTGTTAATGTCCATACTAGCAAGTTATGCCCAAGAAGAATCAAGGGTATCTTCAGAAAATTCGTTGTGGAGAGTAAAGAAGAATTTTAATGAGGGCAAAATCTATGGTGGTAAGAATTGTCTTGGATACAAAATCGTAAATGGACAATTTGAACTAGTGCCAGAAGAAGCCGATTTAGTAAAACATATATTCGATCTATGTGAACAAGGTTATGGCGATGATAAAATTGCAAAAACGCTAAATGATATGGGAGTGAAATCTTACTTTGGTAATCTATGGTATAGATCATCTGTAAGAGGTATATTAACGAACTACAATTATACTGGCGATTTGATTCTTCAAAAAACATATCGTGAAAATCATCTGACCAAAACAACCAAAATCAACTATGGTGAAATGGATATGTTTCATGTAGCAAACAATCATGAGCCTATAATTAGTAAAGAGCAATTTCAAAATGTAAAAAGAATTAGAGCAGAACGTTTATCAAGAAATCATAGAGTAGCATTTACACTTCATTCATTCACTGGGTTTCTTAAATGTGGAGTTTGCGGAAGAAGTTATAAACATAAGAAAAACAAGTATTTAGAGTATTGGGTATGCTCAACGTATGAGCAATTAGGTAAATCGTACTGTGATTCAAAACAAATTAGAGAAGATGTGTTAAAAAAAGCAACATGTCAAGTTCTAAACTTAGAAGAGTTTGATACTCAAAAACTAGACCAATTCATAGCACAGATTGAAATCTTAAATGGAAATAAACTTATCTTCAATATGCACAATGGTGAAAAAAGAGAGGTTAATTGGGACGTTCCAAAAAGAAGTGATAGTTGGACTGATGAGATGAAAGAAAAAGCACGACTAGATGCATTGAAACGAAAAACAGTTGCGGGAGGTAGTGAATAATGGCAAAAGTAACGATTATACCATCTAAGATAAATCCAATAACTCAGCTCCCTTACAATTCCTTAAATAAAAGAAAAGTTGCAGCTTATGCCCGTGTGTCAACATTGCAAGATGAACAAGTAAGCTCTTATGATGCACAGGTGGATTACTACAAAAAGTATATTGCTGAAAGGCAAGATTGGGAGTACGTTGATATCTACACAGATAAAGGCATCTCAGGAACAAATCGAAAAAATAGAGCAGGGTTTAATCAAATGATTGATGATGCCATTAATGGAAAAATTGATTTGATTGTTACCAAGTCAGTCACTAGATTCGCACGTAATACCTTAGATACGATAAGTGTTACAAGAGAATTGAAATCACATGGTGTTGAGGTTTTCTTTGAAGAACAAAACGTTTATACATTTGAATCGAGTGGCGAGTTAATGCTCACAATTATGGCGAGTATTGCTCAAGAAGAAAGTAGAAACATTAGTGAAAACGTCAAGTGGGGTAAACGAAAGAAATACAATGACGGTATCACATCATTAGCATATAAGCATTTCTTAGGATATGATAAACATCCAACTGATCCAAAAAAGGGGTTTGTCATAAACGAGCAACAAGCTCAAGTAGTAAGATTAATATATAAAATGTTCATGAAGGGTAAGACCTTATCATATATTGCGAAGTTCTTGGAAGAACAAGGATTTAAAACCCCTATGGGCAAGGAAAAGTGGAGATTATCTACTATTGAGAGTATTCTTACTAATGAAAAGTACAAAGGTGATGCACTTATCTGTAAAACCTATGTTAAAGATTTCTTGGATCAAAAACTTATAAAGAACAACGGTGAAGTTGACCAGGTTTATGTTGAAGGACATCATGATCCCATCATTGACCCTGACCAATGGGGATTAGTACAAGCTGAATTAGCTAGAAGAAAGAATCTGAGCAATAGTTACAAATGTAAGACTGCTTTTTCAAGCAAACTTGTATGTGCTCATTGTGGTAGTTTCTATGGCCAAAAGGTATGGCATTCAACAAGCAAGTATAGAAGACAAGTCTACCAATGCAATGACAAGTTTAACAAGAGTCACACAATATGTCTAACACCAACAATTACTGAAGATGATGTCATTACAAGGTTCATTGAAGCATACACAACGTTCATGGGCGATAAAAGTAAGGTAATATCAGATTGCAAAGAAATAATTAAGATACTCGACGATACAAGTGAGATGGAAAAAGAAATAGAGCATCATACAACCAGAGTAAATGAAATAGTTGTATTGGTTCAAAACCTTATTGACAAAAATGCATCTTTTCCAATGTCTCAAGAAGAATTCCAATCCAAGTATGATGAATATGATAATGAATACAAAGAATTAAATACTAAAGTTAATGAGATTGAAGAATCGATTAGACATAAAAAAGCACAGTCAAAAAATATCCAAGCATTCATAAGTAATTTAGCAAATAAACCTCGTGTTCTATCTGAATGGGATGAAGAAGTATGGAACTATTTAGTTGAAAAAGCAACAGTTAATGAAGGTGGATCAATATCATTCTTGTTCAAAAGTGGAGAAGAAGTTAAGGTCAAATAAGTTTAACAACACGTTATAAACAGCTGCCAAATGAGGTGGCTGTTTTTTTAATTTCCAGTCCAAATAGAGTAATTTATATGATATAATTTACATATTGATATTTACTTTTCTGATTTGTGGCAATGCCAACATCACATGAGATTTTTTAAAGGGGAATGTAATCTTGGATTTAAAACCATTATGCTTAAGAATAGCTGACCAACTAGGTATTGAACCACTTGATATAAGATTTGAAGATTTAACTGATGACAGTAGACTTTACATAAAAGAAAACTATGTCGCCATCAACAAAAAGTATGAGAATGATTATGAGGAATGTGCTAAAAGTATCGCACATGAATACAGACACGTTTTTCAAATATTTTATGTGAGCTTATTTTTCAACGAACGTTCCAAAAGATGGAAAAAAGAACTACAAGGTGTTATTAATAGTTCAAACATGGATAACAATGGTAGTAACTACATAGCTCAAGAAATAGAACTTGACGCATTCGCATTCACTAAGTATTATCTTGAAGAGTTTGAAAATATAGAAGTAGTTAATAAGATAGATAAATTGGATTTTTATATTTTGGAGTACATAAAAAGGTCAAAGGATATATTGTAGAGTTTCGTGTGAGATTAAAGAGGTGTTTCAATGGATGAAGCTGTTATAAAAGTAATTAAAGTTCTTTTTTTTGGTATAGTGTCATGGTCAATATCAAATGTAGTTATTATATTCTCATCTATAAAAGCAAATTGTCTTCAAGTATGCGCTTACATCAGTTCTTAAATTGAGGTATAATTATAAATATAAATATGTAATAATTCAAAAAAATGGAGGGAACAATGAAATTAATAACAAAAATTGTTTTGCTACTGGGCATTTCTTTATTTTTAGTTGGATGTAATGAGATTCAATCTGAGAAAGAAATCTCATCGATTGCTGTTGATATATGGTTGAGATAGATTTTCAAAATGACATAGGAGAGGATATTTGTGAAAAAAACATTATTATTAATAGTGGCTGCAGTATTATCTATAGTACTACTTGGCTGCAGCCAAAAAGAAGAGTATAAGGTTTATGCAGTTGTTCATTACGAATCAAATTTTATGGGTGGAACTACTGATAAGATTATTTTTGGAACCCAATATTCATCTGAAGGAAAAAAGAGCACAGTTTACTTTTACAGTGAAAAAAAGAATGCAATCCAACTACAACCTACAAAGTTAGGAAATACAATTATTAACGTTAACGCTTCATGGAGTGATATAAAATCAATTGAATCTATCGGGTTAAAAAACGTTTATTATAATAGTAGTGTAAATTATTCTACTAAACATGAACTTATCAATGATTCTGAGATAGAGGTGTTTAAAATAACCAGACATCAAAACTATGGAACGATGATTCAAATTGATGAAATCTATGTAATTAACGTGGAGGATATAACTGCTTTTGAGTTTATTTATAAAATAGATGAGTTGGAATAAATTAGCAATCACTCATATAAGTCAATAATTAGTGTTGACGCCCATACTCAAATATTAATCAAATAGCAATAATACAATTAATAACTATTTCTACATATTAGTAATCATGTATGTAGTTTTCATTTAAAACGCAATTTAGAAAAAAAACATAAAAAGGAGATTTAAAATGGAATTTAATTCGAATTTGTCAGTAGAGAACTTTAACTATAAAAAAGGTAATATTAATGAGATTATTGATCCTAAATCATCATATCCGAACAGGTATATGAGCGATATACTAGAATCAATAGCTTCTTGCGATTATGAAAAACTAATAAGCTTAACAAAACATGGCAATCTACATATTTTATTTTACGTTAATCAACCTAAAGATATGGGCATTTTTGGCAAACCAGAATTATACATCGGTGAACGATTGCCTAGTTCTATTTTTGGTGGATATAATGTAATTTTGGCATCATTAACAAAACATATTTTTGGATTTTCAAACGCAACACCTATTAATGGGGAAAAATTGAAAGTAGGATATGAAATCCTAAAGCATTTTATCGATTTAGGAATTGAATTGAATTTACCTCGTGATGAATCTAACATGACTTTATTGATGTCCGTAACACTTTGTTATTTGAAATATGATGGTATTGAAGATAAAAAAACACTTGATAAAATCATGCTTTTGCTACTGAGAAACGGTGCAAATCCATTTTTAAAAAATATTTTTTATGGAAGTGTTAAGGAAATATTTTATCGTGAAATAACTGTAAGTGACGATTTCAATAACGAGCACTATATAGAAAGTATTTGTCCCAATTATATGGAAATAAGAAAACAAATAGAAAAATATTCTAGAAAATATTGTTTTGATTTTCAAAAATTTGTTAAATATGCAAGTCAGCCATTTGATAGCTTTATACACAGCGATATCGTTAATGATTTCACAAATGTAAAAACTTCATCAGAAGACGATTTAATGTTATTTAGATCTTCACGATTACCAAAGGTAGGAGAGTATGTTGAACACATCTATATTTTCCACAAGAATGACGTTTTAAATAATTTTCCACAGTTCGATTTTAAAGATACTGGAGAAGGTGATGATAATGGCTTTGCATCAGAAGATGAAGGTGATCTTTGGGATGATACTAGCTATAAATATTATCGCTATCGCTATAGAAACTTTGAAGGAAAAATAGGTAAAACAAAAACCAATTTTAGCTTAACAAGCTTTAATGCACCGATTAATCCCGATAAAACCTCAAATCAAGGTAAGTATGTTATGAGATTTGATGGCGGATTAAAACGTGGCGATTATTACTTATTTCATGCGTATACGGTATTCGAACCTAGTGGTTTACATAAAGAACTTATTTCGATTGAAAAAACCAATTTCAGAATATTTGACATGTCAACTGATAATTTTTTAGATCGGAACACGCAATACCCCGAAGAAAGCATAATTGATATACCAATTGAGAAAACGAATTTTATGAGTAATATTAGTAGAGATAAATCAATAATATCAAAACAAGTAAGGAATACAGACAAAACCAATGGAGTTACAATAACTGATCATACAAATATTGAAGAACACATAAAAATCTTTTTGATTAAGACTGGTATCGAAATACAGCACTTTGACGATGAATTAGAAGAATCGAAAAAAGAATTATTACTAACAATCGATGGATCGAAAGTAAGTGGAGTTAGAAAATCAAGTAAAAGAAATATTATTATCATTCCTGAAGGTGTTGTTGAGATAGAAAAGGAAGCCTTTAAGGACAATGAGAATATTGAATATATCCTTTTACCTAAAACAATAAATACTATTCAAGACAATGCTTTCCAAAAGTGTATCAACTTAAAGTGTATAGTGATACCAAATGTTGAGGTCGAATTTAAGAGCGACGTTTTTTCACAGTGCGATTCACTTCAAGAAATTGATTTACCTGACAATTCGGTTTTTTCTATGTTCAGTTTCAATGATACTTCTTTCACAACTTTAGTCTACAAATCTAAGAATGACACCATACCATTCCGGTTTATGGTACGAAATAAACGATTAAAAGAATTTATCATTCCTGATAATATTAGCAAAATAAGTACTTCAGCTATTTCATGTTGTGATGAACTAGAAATCATTCATATTCCAAAAGGAGTGAAAAAGATAGATCATGATGCAATAGATGCATGCCCAAAAGCTAAGATAACCACGGAGCATATCACGAAACCTGAAAAATGGGATAAAGATTGGAACTATTTAAATCAACCTGTCGCATGGGGATATGATAAAAAAAGTAACAGTAATCCTACTTTTACTACTGAGGGTAAATCACGCAAAATTGTATATGCTATGATCCTACTTCTGGAAAACCGTACTGTTGAAACTGTATATACAACGAGTGATGTTAATTTAAAAGATAATGTACTCGTTAGAGGCACATCAAAAAAAGGGAAAGTCTATTCAAAAAGATTCGTTGTTCAGCAAAGCACTGCAAGCAGTAAATATTCTTTAGTTGACTTAATAAAGATATAAACTAAAACAATTTGTATATTGTAACTGTTTCGTCATATATATATAAATGCAATAATAACATTTTATTAGTCTTAGATATAAGTCCTAATTATCGAAAAAGTATCTCGTTGAAGATGCTTTTTTTACTTTTATAGAAATGATGCTATTATGTGATAAAATATAAATATATATTAACGATACTAAATCAAAAACGGGAGAATATACGTGGAAGATAAACAGTGTCCATATTGTGGACAAACACTCATTAAAGGTAATGTCAATGCCCCACAAGAAAACTTTTTATTTTTACCAGAAGGCTTATCTATGCTTTATTTTAGAACGAGATGGGTAAAAGTAGAAGGTTCTACAATAATCAGGAAATTTCAAGTATTAAAAGAAAAAGGTGCATTAAACGAGGAAGAATTTCAAGAAGCAAAGAAAATAATCTTGGAACAATACAAGTAATAACTATTTCTACATATTAGTAATCATGTATGTAGTTTTCATTTAAAACGCAATTTAGAAAAAAAACATAAAAAACAGTTGCATAGCGTGTGAAAAATTAGGAAAAATATCAGATATATATAGGAACAGAATATATCGTGGGAAACAGTTTTTATTTAATTGGATCATTTGCTGTGATAGACCTAAAATACAACGAAGTACAAAACATGGATGATATCATAAATATATTAGTTGATTTTTGGGAAAATGAAATATGGAACTTTACTAATTTTGATATATTAGCTAATCCTCTTATGAATTATTTAGTGAATACATGGAGTATTGTGAACAATCGTTTTCAATAGTTTTACTGGAAATTTATATAAAACTTCTTAATTAAGCCATAAATTAAGGGTGCGTAAATTTTTATAGGGGGCGTAGTTGTATCAAAATAGGTCATCCACCCCAACGGAGTTAATGAGATTTAAACTCTACATTAGGATCTGCAAAAATAGGGGTGCTAAAATTCTGTCAAGGGTGCTAAAAAAAACCATGGGGTGCTAATTTGTATCAAAATAGGTAGCATCACACAGGTACGAAAAATATCTCAGGGGTACGAACTTTTTTAAAGGGGTACGAAATTGTATCAAAATAGTCGTCCTTACACATATAACAAGCATAGGTTTGATACAATTGTATCAGGCTTTTTTCATGAAGAAAGGAGATTTTCTCCCTATTTTCAAATATCGGATAGTCAAGTATAAGTCTAAAAATCTAACATTTTCTACACATATATGAAATTCTTACTTGACGCGTTACACGATTACCTAACAAGTTACACGATAGCTCAACCTTTCACACGATTACTGAAAACATAATCATTTCTCAATACAATATGTTTTCACTATTTTAGATTCCATTAGAAAAACTTATAACTTAAATGTTATAATATTTAAAACAAACGAAGGTATATACGAACTTATTTTAAGTTATTATTTATGAAAAGAAAGAGGTTAAATTAGTGGATCAACTATGGAATATAATTAAGAATGACAATGATATTGAATCTGTATTAGCTCGATTTGGATACTTTTATGATGCCTGTATAAAAGAAGCAAAATATGTAAGTGGATCATATGTGGCCAAAGATTTTAAAATGCATCCGATTGACAACCTTAAACAAATACATATTATTATTCAGACACAGCATAAAGAACATTCAGTAGTAGAATTCGTATTTGAAGGTGTTGAACGTTTTAATCTCGTTCCTTCTAATGATAATTATGATTCGTTAATTGGTGGATTACTTCTAAAACAAATGAATGGATTATATTATCTTTCATATAACAAAGATATTGATATCAATGAACTAGATAAACACTCAGATTGGTTAACTTGGTTAAAGGCTAAGTCTGTTAAATGGAGAGAGGTTAACCAATACTTAGGTGATTCGATAGTTTACACAAATAGAGATTAA